AAAAAAGAAAAATGGCAATACTACACGGGTAAGGCAGACCCAGAGGTGTATATTGATAAACCATTTGATCACAAAGTTTTGCGACAAGATGTAGATAAGTATATGGATGCAGATGAAGATCTGATTCGGATACTTAGTAAAATAGATTACTTTCAGGTGATGTTAAATTATCTGGATAGTATTCTTAAAACAATTAACAACCGAACATACCAAATTAAAAACTCAATTGAGTGGCAGCAGTTTATTAGAGGATATAGTTGATGTCTGACCTGGTGATTCGCAAGAAAAATGAAGTTTACGTCACAGTCAAAACAGAACCATATATTAATCAAGAACTATCAGATCATTTCACGTTTGATGTTCCTGGTGCAAAATTTATGCCACAATACCGTAGCAAGTATTGGGATGGAAAGATCAGACTGTATAGTTCACATACAGGAGAGATATATGTTGGATTACTTGACAAAGTAGTTGCATGGGCAAAGAATTATGGTTATTCAGTAGAGTTTGAAGATAACAAATTCTATGGAACTCCATTTGAAGAGAACAAGACGATCTCTTATCAAGGGGTGAAGGAATACATGACTCGTATTGCTCGATTTAAACCAAGAGATTATCAGATTGATGCTGTCTATGATGCTCTGAAATATAATCGTAAACTTCTGATCTCACCAACTGCCTCAGGTAAGTCATTGATGATTTATTCTGTAGTGAGATACTTTGCGGAGAAAGGTAAGAAGATTCTTCTTGTTGTTCCTACCACATCTCTTGTAGAGCAGATGTTTAAGGACTTTGAAGACTATGGTTGGAATGCTGAGGAATACTGTCATAAGATCTACTCTGGTAGAGAAAAGACAAATGAGTATCCTGTCACGATCACTACCTGGCAATCTATCTACAAATTACCAAGACCATTCTTCAAAGATTTTGAAGTAATGATTGGTGATGAAGCACACCTGTTTAAGTCTAAGTCTCTTGTTAGCATCATGACGAAGATGGATAGTGCCAAGTATAGATTTGGTTTTACTGGAACCTTAGACGGCACACAGACGCATAAGTGGGTGTTAGAGGGATTGTTTGGACCATCATATAAAGTCACACAAACAAAAGAACTGATTGATAAGGGACATCTCTCTCAATTACAGATTCATGTTCTTTTACTCAAGCATGATTCATATCAGTTTGAAACTTATGAAGATGAAGTTCAATATATTATTGGACATGAGAAGAGAAACAATTTTATTAAGAACTTAGTGTTGGATCTGAAAGGAAACACCCTTGTTCTCTTTAGTAGGGTTTCTACCCATGGTGAACCACTTTACGAATTAATAAATAATTCTGTGAAAGGAAACCGAAAAGTATTTTATGTCCATGGTGGCATTGATGCTCAGGAAAGAGAAAGAATACGGGAAATCACAGAACAAGAACGAGATGCAGTTATTGTTGCTTCATATGGAACTTTCTCTACAGGCATCAATATTAAGAACCTTCATAACGTAATCTTTGCATCACCATCCAAATCAAGAATTAGAAACTTACAGTCCATTGGTCGAGTTCTAAGGAAAGGAGACAAAAAGAATCAAGCAGTACTTTATGATATTGCTGACGATACCACTTACAAGTCGAAGAAGAATTACACTTTAAATCATCTAGTCGAAAGAATTAAAATTTACAATCAGGAGAAATTTAATTATGAAATCGTACCCGTTAATCTTAAATCAAAATGAATGAAGAATTCTATGCAGTAATAAAATTAATGTCTAGTGAAGAAATCTTTGCTAAAGTTACTCCATGTGAAGAAGAAGATAGAACTTTGTTATTGCTAGATAATCCAGTTACTTTTGAAAATATAGTTATCAAACATCTAGGAGCAGTTGCTATTAAGGTAGAACCATGGTTGATAGCAGGTAATGATTCTGTTATAGTAATTGATATGGATAAGGTAATTACAATATCAGAAGTATATGATGAACAGTATATCTCTGTATATAAAAAATACTTAAGAGACAAGGATCGAGACTCTAATCAAACAGAAGTCAATGAAGAGATGGGATTCTTATCATCTATCTCTGATGCTAGAGTATTCTTAGAGAAGTTATATAAAAGTAGCTAAGCCATCCTTATGAACCCTGACAGAGTTATTCTACAGGGATATTACAGAGTTGTCAAGCCCTTTGATTATGTGCTATAATGTCAACATAACTCAATAGGAGAACCATGAAATGTCAAGAAAAAAGTCAGAACATTATGTAAACAACAAAGAGTTTTTAGAAGCACTCATCGTTTACAGAAGCAAAGTCAAAGCAGCACAAGAGGCAGGAGAACCACTCCCACGTATTACCAACTATCTTGGTGAGTGTTTCTTGAAGATCGCTACCCACCTGTCTTACAAACCAAACTTTGTTAACTACATGTTCCGTGAGGACATGATTTGTGACGGCATTGAGAACTGCGTCCAGTATATTAAAAACTTTGATCCAGCAAAGTCTAGCAATCCATTTGCTTACTTTACACAGATTATCCACTATGCATTCCTGAGAAGAATCCAGAAGGAAAAGCGTCAAATGGATATCCGCACTAAGATTGTGGAACGTTCAGGATTTGATGAAGTGTTCTCCAGTGATGGTGATATCTACAGCACTTCTGATTATAATACTATCAAAGAAAACATCCAATCTAAACTTTATTCATGAAATTGACAAAAGAAACAACTAATGACTAAAGTTGCATTATTGACGGACACACACTACGGTGCGAGAAAGAATAGTAAGTTATTTCATGAGTTCTTCAAAAAGTTCTATGATAACATCTTCTTTCCTACTCTAAAAGAAAGGGGTATCACAGAATGCGTCCATTTGGGCGATGCTTTCGATTGCCGTAAGTCTGTTGATTTTTGGTCACTACAGTGGGCAAAAGAAAATGTATATGATAAGTTTAGAGATTTAGGCATCAAGGTCCATAATATTGTTGGTAATCATGATGCCTACTATAAAAATACCATTGGTATTAATGCTGTAGATGCTCTTCTTGAGTCATACGATAATGTAGTAAGAGTTTCTGAACCAAAAGAGTACAAGATCGGTGGTAAGAAAATCCTTCTACTGCCGTGGATCTGTGAAGACAATGAGAAACAAACTTTTGATTTAGTTACTAAGTCAAAAGCAAAGATCATGATGGGTCACCTTGAACTGAATGGTTTTGAGGTGATTCCTGGTATGAGAATGGAGCATGGTCTGGAACCCAGTAAGTTCAAGAAGTTTGATACTGTATTCTCAGGTCACTATCATCATAAATCAACCAAAGGTAATATCACGTACCTTGGTAACACTTACCAGATGTTCTGGAATGATGTGAATGATTCAAGAGGATTCCATATCTTTGATACTGAAACCCAAGAACTAGAGTTCATTGATAATCCATTTTCGATCTTTGAAAAGTTTTACTATGAAGATACACCATATCAATTGTTCGATGCATCAGATCTAAAAGATAAGATCGTAAAGATTATTGTTCGTAAGAAGTCAGACCAACTTGCATTTGAAAAGTTCATTGATAAGTTACATAAGTCTGGTTGCTCTGATGTCAAAGTCGTTGAAAATTTCTCAATTGATGATGAAGATGTAGATTTTGAGGATGGTAAATGCGAAGACACATTGACATTCCTTAATAAATATATTGATGATTCTGAATTCAATTTAGACAAAGATGTTGTTAAGAAATTGATGAGGGATGTTTATCGGGAAGCATGCGAAATGGAGTAATGTATTTACTTGCAATATCAGGAAAAGAAGAAGAAGGTGCATATTCTGTATTAGATGAGGATGGTGAAAAGGCACTGTACCTATTTGAAGAAGAAGATGATGCAACCCGATATGCTGGTCTATTAGAGGCAGAAGACTACCCTGAGATGATAGTGGTAGAGGTTGATGAAGAAGTATGTATAAAAATGTGTAACGCTTACAATTATAGGTATGTTATAATTGGAGTAGATGACTTTGTAATCCCGCCCCGAGATAATGATTTTATTCAAACAGATAAGATGGCGTAACCTATTATCTACTGGAAACAACTTTACTGAAATTGATTTAACGGAAGCACAGACAAGTTTGATTGTTGGAACAAATGGGGCAGGTAAGAGCACGATCCTAGATGCTTTGACCTTTGTTTTATTCAATAAACCATTCCGTAAAATCACCAAACCTCAACTTGTTAATACAGTTAACGAGAAAGATTGTCTAGTTGAGATTGAATTCTCTACAGGTATAACTGATTGGAAAGTTATTCGTGGTATCAAACCAAACATCTTTGAGATTTACAAGAACGACCAGATGCTTGATAAAGCAGCTGCAAATGCTGACCAGCAGAAGTGGTTAGAAGAGAATGTATTGAAGATGAACTATAAGTCATTCACTCAGATTGTGATTCTGGGTAGTGCATCTTTTGTTCCATTCATGCAACTTTCTACTGCAAATCGCCGTGAGATTATTGAGGATCTGTTGGACATTAAGATCTTCTCATTCATGAGTAATATTCTTCGTGAAAAGATTCGTAGTTCAAATGAGGATATTCGTGAACTCACTATCCGTAAGGATTTGGTAGAAGAGAAGATTGATATGCAGAAGTCATTCATCTCTGACTTGGAGGAAACTGGAAAGAAGAATATTCAATATAAGAAAGATAAAATTAAAGAGTTTTCTGGTAATGTAGATGAATTGGTAAAAGAAATTGAAACTCATGGAGATAAGTTAAAAAAGGTAGAAGACCAAATGGAAGTGTCTTCAGGTTCTAACAAGAAACTTAAGAAACTTGGAACACTTCGTGGTAAACTACAACAGAAAGTATCAACAATTACTAAGGAACATAAATTTTTCGCAGAGAATACGGTATGCCCTACTTGTGATCAGCATATCGAAGAATCATTTAGATTAAATAGAATTAATGATGCAGCATCAAAAGCAAAGGAACTCCAACAGGGGTTCACGGAGTTGGAAGAGGCGATCAGACTTGAAGAGGAAAAAGAAAACCAATTCAAGGTTCTTTCTAAAGAGGCAACTAACCTAACGCATGAAATTTCTAAAGCAAATACTAGGATTTCNNCAACTTGAGAACCGAAATACTGAGCACCATGCATTAGAAAAACTAGTTACAGAACTGGAGGAACTCCAATCTAAACACTCCCAACAAAAAGAGAATAACGTCTACAACGAATTTGCACATTCCTTAATGAAGGATGGAGGAGTAAAATCCAAAATTATTAAGAGATATCTGCCTCTTATGAATCAGCAGATCAACAAGTATCTTCAGTTGATGGACTTCTATATTAACTTCTCTCTGGACGAAGATTTCAAAGAGACTGTAAAGTCCCCGATACATGAAGATTTTAGTTATGAATCATTCAGCGAAGGGGAGAAGATGAGAATTGACTTGTCTCTCCTCTTTACCTGGCGAGAGATTGCTAAAAGAAAGAACTCTGCTAGCACCAATCTCTTGATCCTAGATGAAATCTTTGATAGTTCACTCGATGGATTTGGGACAGAGTATTTCACAAAAATCATCAAGTATGTTGTGAATGATGCTAACGTCTTTGTTATTTCACACAAGACCGATGAACTGATGGATAAGTTTGATAATATTATAAAATTCGATAAGGTAAAAGGGTTCAGTAAAAAGGTATCATGAACTGGAGAGAAGAATATAAGAAGATGAAGAAACTGTCTTTGAGGGAAATGGAACTCCTCAAAAATGGACCAGATAGTCTGGCATCTTCTTGGAGACTTCAATCCATGTATAATAATTGGAAAAAGATTAAGGGAATAAAGGATCCTGAACCACCAAATTGTCAATCGTCAATAAAGGAATTTTTCCATGACAACCCCTAACTGGCAACACCATTCCAAGAAGGAACAGAAACCTACTCTCAAACCACAAGCGTTGAGAGCACGGAAGGAAGCACTTAGACAGTTTAAGAAGAGTCACATGAACCCGCACAAGAGGCGGGTTTCGTCGTATTATGAGTCCATACGAACGAACACCAATGACTGTTTCCCACGAGATCAAGTCGCAACTTGCTAAACTTCTGGCAACCGAAGACCTGGTTGTGGAGAACAAGAATGTAGAGACTGCATGTTTCAATGTTCATACTCGTGTCCTGACCCTTCCCAATTGGAAGAATGCAACTCCTGTTGTCTATGATCTCTTGGTTGGACATGAGGTTGGACATGCTCTTTACACTCCTGATATTGATTGGATTCTAGACCGTACTATACCTCCACAGTTCGTGAACGTTGTAGAAGACGTTCGCATTGAAAAATTAATGAAGCGTCGATATCCTGGTCTTTCCAAATCATTCTGGAATGGATATAAACAATTGAGTGATGAAGATTTTTTTCAGACTAATGATGAAGACCTGTCTCTCCTGAACCTAGCAGACAAGATTAATCTGTTTTACAAGATCGGCAATTTCATAGAAGTTCCCTTTGAGAACGATCAAGAGAAAGATCTTCTAAAGCGATCTGGTGAGACCGAAACCTTTGAGGAAGTATTGGATATTGCAGAAGAAATTTACAAGTATTGTCTGAACAAGAAAGAGCAAGAGAGTAAAATCAATTTCGACAATCATGAAACACCTCAGGGATCTTCTGGTGATAATGAGGGCGAAGATGTAGAGCAGGAGCAGGAATATACTTCAGGTGGGGGTGATATTGAATCTTCTGAATCCGAAGAGACTAGTGACGAGATGTCTGATATCAATGATCAGCAGCAGGGTATGTCTGGCGGAGAAACTTCTGGTCCTGATGTAAAGACCATGAGTGCATTTGACGATGCTGTTCGTGAAAATCTATTGGATCAAAATGCTTGTGATAATGTATATGCAGAACTCCCCGAGTTAAATCTTGATCGAATTATTATTCCTAATTCCAAGATACATCAATTGTGTGAAGAACAGTGGTCGGAAGAATCTACACCACTGATATTCTTTCAATATGTTGATGAGGCATTTAACAAGTTTAAGCGTAGTGCCCAGAAAGAAGTCAACTATCTGGTGAAGGAGTTTGAGTGCCGTAAGTCTGCTGCTGCATATGCTCGTGCGTCAACTTCTAAGACAGGAGTTCTTGACTGCACCAAACTTCATACATACAAATACAATGAAGACCTTTTCAAAAAGGTCACTACATTTGCTGATGGTAAGAATCACGGTCTGGTATTTGTACTTGATTGGTCTGGTTCAATGGGCAATGTTATGCTTGATACTATGAAGCAACTCTTCAACCTTGTATGGTTCTGTAAAAAAGTTGGTATTCCTTTCGATGTCTATGCATTTACTAACGACTATCCTCGTGACGACGGGATGGGTATTGCTGAATTATCCTACGAAAAGAAAGATGGACTAGTTCGAGTTGGCGAGTCTTTCTCAATGCTGCACTTTCTCACTAGTAAAGTTAAAGCGAAAGAATTAGAACAGCAGATTCTACACATGTTCCGTATGGGATATCACTTCAGTGCTAATTGGGGAGTACCATACACTGTTCCTGTGGGACTATATCTCTCTGGAACTCCTCTCAACGAGGCACTGATTACTTTGAAGCAAATCATCCCTCAATTTAAGTCACAGAATAATTTAGAGAAAGTTCAATGTGTAATCCTGACTGATGGTGAGGCACCTCCTCTTAAGTATCATAAAGAGTTTCAAGGTCGATTTCAACACAGCACTGAACCATATCTCGGAGTCAACAGTCTCAATGGAAACTCATTCATACGTGATCGTAAAACAGGACACACATACTCCATGATGCAAGACTGGAATGACCAGTCAAGATTCAGTCATACTGGTGCGATGCTTAAACTTCTCCGTAACCGTATGCCTTCAGTTAACTTTATTGGTATTCGTGTTCTTGCTCCTCGTGATGCAAACTACTTTATCCGCCAACATGCACCAAACTTTAATGATTATGCTAAGATTCAACGTCAGTGGAAAAAAGACAAGTCTTTTACTCTTACCGAGTCTGGGTATCATAAGTATTTCGGATTATCTGCTAGTGCTATGAATCAAGACACAGATTTTGAAGTCAAAGAAGATGCTACAAAAACACAGATTAAGACTGCTTTTGTTAAGAGTTTGAGAACTAAAAAAATGAATAAAAAAGTTTTAGGTGAGTTTATTGAACTCATTGCATAAATATTTAAAACCTCATCATTTAAAGCTATGTCTAAATTCGGAGATTTAGTTAAGGGAAAAAAAGAAGCACCAGCACCTGCTGCTCCTACCCCTCCTGCCCCTGTAGCAGCACCTACCCCTGTCGCTAAAACAATGGGTGATATGTCTAAAATTGAACTTGAGGAACTTGGTCGCACCAAAGGTATCGAACTTGACCGCCGTAAGAGCAAGTCGAAACTTATCAAGGAACTCAAGGACATTGGGTGAACCAATCTTACAACTGTCTGAATGGGGGGTCACAAGACCCCCTTTTTGGTCTATAATAACTTCAGTTGAAACAAAGCACACAACATCATGTCTCTCTCTTCCGAGTACATTCGCACTTCACTTCAATCCATGTATGGCGAGTCTGTCACCAGTGGCGATATTCGAGCATGGTGTGCAATGAATGGTGCTAATTATCAAACCGTTTCTAAAAAAATTGATGAATATAAAACTGGTCGTGGAAAATGGAATCTGAGTGTGCCTGAACAACTTGAACAAAACTATCAGGCACCTCCTGCAATGCCTGCAATCGAACAGAATCTAATTCCTGATAAAGATGATACTTTCGTCAAGTTTGGTAATTTCGGTGATCTTAAAAAAATTATTCAGTCCCGTCTATTTTATCCAGCGTTCATTACTGGTCTCTCTGGTAATGGTAAAACGTTCTCGGTTGAGCAAGCATGTGCTCAATTGGGTAGAGAACTTATCCGTGTAAACATTACTATTGAAACAGATGAAGATGATCTTATTGGCGGTTTCCGTCTTGTTAATGGCGAAACCGTCTGGCACAATGGCCCAGTCGTTGAAGCACTCCAGCGAGGATCTGTCCTGCTCCTTGACGAGATCGACCTTGCCTCTAATAAAATTCTCTGTCTCCAGTCTATCCTTGAAGGAAATGGAGTCTTTCTCAAAAA